CGTTCATGCAGTTCAACGAGACGAACGGCACCGAGACGAAGAAGCACCTCGAGACCATCCTCATCAACGCCGAGGACTTCGACGAGGCGAAGGAGAAGGCTGTGGAATATCAGCGCAACACCACCGTGGACTGGCAGATTGACACGCTCAAGGAGACCAGCATCGTCGATGTGTTCACCTACCTTGACAACATGGACGTAACCGTCTCGACGGCACCGCTGCCCAAATAACAACATCGTAACTCAACAGCACTATGGGCAAGGCCATCAAGAAGCAGGTCTGGGTGAAGAACTACTCACTCGACCTGCACGAGGGTGCCGCCGGCGACTACGTCATGCTCACAGGTCACAAGCGGGACAAACGCTATAAGGTCGCCATCCCGCTTGACCTGGTCAAGGAAATCGCACAGGCGATGCTCTCATTAACCGAGTAATCATCACCACCACTATGACTACCATAAGACCGCCTTAGCGCAGACAATCCGCATTCAGCAACATTAAATCCACAACCCATGATCAAGTTGAACAAACTGACCAAAGCGCTGCTCGACCGCAAGAAGGAAAGGGGCGAGGTGAACGGCAACACGTCGCCTCGCGCCATGTCCATCAGGGTCAGCCGCAGCTGGAGGAGGTTCGACGCCACCCCGGTGTCACGCCCGCCGCTGCACTTGACATCCGACTTCGTGGAGGACCAGCACAAGGATGATGCCTGCAAGACCTACGAGACGGAGTTCTCCGAACGTGAGGAGCATGCCGCCGACATCATCATCGACGCCTGCCTTGCCTTGAGGCAGCAGGGGTGCAGGAACATCGAGCAGGTCATCAAGGACCGCATCTCTTGGAGGTTGACGCACCAGGATTGAATGTTGGGTCTTACCGACTACGGACTGGGACGTAACGACAACAGCACTACAGCGTTCCCGTGGTCGGTCTTTTAGGGGCATCGCCCGTCGTTCGTGGCGGGCGAAATTCCCCTTGAAATTTTGGTGGTATGGTTGGAAATGCCTATCTTTGCGATGCGTTACACATCGAGGCAAAGAAAAATCAAAGGACTGACAACAGCACTATTAGCACTATTTGCGTGGTGTTTGGTAATAGGTTCCTCGTTCCCGTGCAGGCGGTTAATGCCCCTGCTGCCTCGATAGGTGTAACGCAACGGGTCGGCGAGGAACCGTTTTTATTTCCCGCCACAACGAGGATTTATTATGCGTTACACTGAAATCGAGAACTTAGAGAATGAGGAATGGCGACCCGTCGCTGGTTACGAGGGACGCTATTTTGTGAGCAACTACGGCAGGGTGAAAAGTTTCCTCACGATGGGGAACTGCCGAAAGGTCGGTGCTGAACATGCACACCTGCTGAAACCCAAAAAGAACAGTTGTGGCTACCTTCGTGTGGCATTGAGGGCAAACGGCAAGACGACGGACGCTTCCGTTCATCGCCTTGTGGCTGCTGCCTTCATCGGGGAACTGACCGACGGAATGGTGGTGAACCACATCGACGGGTGCAAGACCAACAACAACCTTTCCAACCTTGAGGTGACCACCTACACGGGCAACCTCGAGCACGCCATCCGCACGGGATTGAGCCGAGTTCCCAAAAACCCGCTCAAGCCTATTGCCGTGTATCGTGGCGGCGTGCTGGTCGGGGAGTACCCGAGCATCAAGCAAGCCTGCGAGTCGCTGGGACTGAACAACTCCAGCGTGAGCAAGGTCTTGACGGGTCACAAGAAATCGAACAAGGGCTACACGTTCAAGTATCTTTAGCCGCCCACCGAGGAACTCTGCTGACATCGGGCGGCTCGAGATTTTGGCGTTTTGTCGGGTCGCCCCGATTTATGAGTACCTTTGCGTGTGAATGTTTGACTATTTCCCGCCGTTGGCGGTCGCTCGTTGGCGGCGGGATTTATTATTATCATCATGGCAAACAAGAAAAACGAGAATAAACAAGGCAGCATCGAGCAACTCAAGTTCGATGAAATGAACTTCAACAAGCACACCGAGTACGGCATGGGCTTGCTGGAGAAATCCTTGCGTGAGAACGGGGCGGGTCGCTCCATTCTTGTCGATAAGGACGACAACATCATCGCAGGCAATGGCATCGTGGAGGCTGCGATTAACGCTGGCATCAAGAAGACCCGAGTGGTCGAGGTGACGGGCGATGAGTTGGTGGTGGTCAAGCGCACCGACCTTGAACTTGACAGCAAAAAGGGTCGTAAAATGGCTCTTGCCGACAACGCCACTGCTGCGGCAGACCTCGCTTGGAACGAGGAAAATATTGCAGTAGAGACCGACAAGTGGGACATTGTTCCTGAAGATTGGGGCGTGAAGATCGACGTGCCATCGCCTGACGAGTTTGGAGACCAATTCAGTCTGCCCGATGGAGAAAAAGGGCTTGCACAAATGAACTTCACCCTTGCCAACGAGCAAGCCGAGGTTATCAAGTCTGCCCTTGAAATTGCACGGGGCGACGTCAGCGACACCGATACTTTCGGCAATAAGAACTCAAACGGGAATGCACTTTTCAAAATCGTAAGCGAATGGGTCGAGCAACGGAAATAATTATCAAAGTAATCCCGTCAAGTGTCGCAAACCCGTTTATCAGGTCGCACCACTATTCGGGAAAGGTAGTCAATAATTCGCAGTTGCATTTCGGCTGTTTCCTTGATGGTCGCTTGCACGGCGTTTTGTCTTATGGTCCAAGCCTCGACAAAAAGAAAATGCTGGGGCTTGTTGAGGGTACGGGATGGAACAATTTCATCGAATTAAACCGCATGGCATTCGACGATTATTTGCCCCGTAATAGTGAGAGTCACTGCATCGCAGAAACGTTGCGTATGATTAAAAAGAATGCGCCACAAATCAAATGGGTGGTATCATTCGCAGACGGATGCTCATGTGGTGACGGGACAATTTACCGAGCATCGAATTTCCTGCTCACGCAAATCAAGGAAAACGACAACATGTGCCTCTTGCCCGATGGGACAAAAGTCCACAAAATGACACTTGAGAGCAACGGCACACGACCTCGCCCAGAACTTGGCGGTAAATCCTACTACGAAGTGACTGGCGGGAAATACGATTTTTTAAGATACGTTAACATTGTGGGGGGGGTAGTAATTAAAGGCTACATGCTTCGATACATCTACTTCCTCGACAAGAAATGGCGAAAGCGGCTCACCTGCCCGATAATCCCATACAGCGAGATTGACAAACGGGGTGCTGGTATGTACAAGGGCGAGAGTGTGACACGTCAGGAACGACACGAAATCAAATGCCAAGCACAGGTGGAACGTGAGAACGCCAAAAAGGAGGACTGACTATGGCTTACAACCGAGACGAAATCTACCAGCAGGCGCAAGCCGCCATCCGTGACCACAACCTCTTTTTCATCGAGGACGTGGTGGCGTTCCTGCCTATCAGCAAGTCCACATTCTACGAGTTTTTCCCCGTCGAATCGGACGAATCGAACGCCCTTAAAAAGATGCTGGAGGACAACAAAACACGCACGAAGGCATCCATCCGCAACAAACTCTACAAGGGCAAGGGCGGCGACCTCATCGCCCTCTACAAGATGATTTGCACCGAGGATGAGCGCAGGGCACTCTCCATGTCCTACATCGACGCACGGCACGAAATGCCCAACCACAACGGGCAGTTGCTGCTCCACCCGAAGAAAGATGAGTGATGTATATTGACCGTGAACTGTTTTCACCGAATGCCTTTTGGGTATGGCGTTACACACTCGACCCGAGTGTGCGTAACATCGTGCTCATGGGTGGCTCGTCGTCGTCGAAGTCCTACTCGGTGGCCCAGTTCCTGTCGATACTCACCTATTGGGAGTGCTCAAACCACCTCGTCATGCGAAAGGTGGGCGCATCCATCGAGAAGACCATCTACACCGACTTCAAGACCGCCATCAACGGCATCGAAGGTCTGGCCGAACACTGCCGCTTCAAGCAGAACTCCATCGTGTTCGACAACGGGGCGAAGATTGACTTCACCGGTCTTGACGACAGCGAGAAAATCAAGGGTATTTCCCAGTACAAGCGTGTCTTCCTCGACGAGTTGTCCGAGTACGAGGAAAGCGACCTCAAGCAGATACGCCTCCGTCTCCGTGGTATGGAAGGCCAGCAGATACTTGCCGCCTTCAACCCCATCAGCGAGGAGCACTGGATTAAAAAGCACTGGTTTGACCTTGAGGAATGGCACGAGGTGCCCATGGAACTGACCATCGGCGGCGAGAAGCTGCCGCCTGAGCTGTGCAGGGTGAAGGCCGTGCTGATGAACTCCCCGAAGATGATACTCAACCACCGCACGGGAGAGTTCGAGGAACACGCCCCCGACACCGTCATCATCCAGTCCACCTACCTCAACAACTTCTGGGTAGTCGGTAGTCCCGACGGGAAGTACGGCTACTACGATTACCAGGCTATCGCCAACTTCGAGCGTGACCGCATCAACGACCCCGACTACTTCCAGGTCTATGCCTTGGGCGAGTGGGGCCACATCCGCACCGGTGCCGAGTTCTTCCCCTCGTTTAACCGTGGGACGGTCTGCGGTGACCACCCATTCAACCCCGAGTTGCCCATACACGTCTGTATGGACTCCAACGTACTGCCGTATGTCACGGCCACGTTCTTCCAAAAAGAATATAAGCCCGACGATGTTCAGCAAGTTACGCAGTTCGATGAGTTGCCGATCGAGTCACCCAACAACAGTGCGAGGAAGGCAGCGAGGGTCATTGCCGGGAGATTGCGGGAATACCACTACGAGGACAAGGTGTATCTGCATGGCGACGCATCGGGCAAGGCAGCGAACACAATCGACGAGCAGAACAGGTCATTCTTTGACCTGGTCATCGACGAACTGGAGAAGGAGGGCATGGACGTGGTGGACTGCGTAGGCAAGAAGAACCCGAGTGTGTCCGCGTCGGGTGAGTTCATCAATGCGGTGTGGGATGGCCGTGTGCCTGGTGTAGTTATCAAGATTGATAATTCCTGCCACACGTCCATTGACGATTACCAGGCAGTGCAAAAGGACGAGAACGGGGCCATGGCGAAGATAAAAGTCAAGGATCCGGTGTCGAAACTGTCCTATGAGGCGCATGGCCATTGCAGTGATTGTCTCCGCTACGCCTGTACCGACCTGCTGCGCTCCCAGTTCACCGAGTTCTCCATGGGACGCAAGCGCAGCCTCTACAACGAGAGCGAGTTCAAGTTCTTCAACCCTGCCACCGAGTACGACTATTCCACCACGATCGTCTATGTGCTGCCGAACTTCGGCGGCGTGTTCTCCCTGGTGCGGGTGGCGAAGGTGGGCGATC